AAAATTATACGGTGCAGGCTTTGATGAAGTTCTGGAACAACGAGACAGAGAGGTTAAGCAATATTCCCGTCAAGACTTGGAAGAGTTGTTGGTTTACTATAAAGAAAAGATTAGAAAATTGAGTCAGGAATAGCCGTTACTCCAGACAGATACTTTGAAAGATTTTTGTGAGGTGCAATGACTGAAGAATGGTATGGCCCACAAGATATAACATTTAGCCGAGCGCAGATGCTATATTTTATAAAAAACTGGACTAGCCTGTATGACGGCATTTGGCCGCTTGACCCGGTAGGTTCTGGCTATATAGATGTTTTGAGAAGACGGGGCAAAGGAAATCCAGCTAAATCACCCTTCGCTATCGCTTGTGAGATGGCTTCCGAGATTGACATAAGACTGAACAAGTGTGGATTTGACGGGATGCTGGTCAAGCCGCATTATTGTCTGAATGAAAGCATGGAGCGACTGGCTAAATTTGCCCATTGCTCACCCGAACGAATAAAGCAAAAAATCAATGATGTATTGGATTATGTTAGTGGTGAGTGGCCCAAGAGAAGAAGCTATAAAGAGTTTGTTGACCATCGAAAAAATATAAGGGTTGGGACTTGACAGAATTCTAAAATTATGCTAGTCTAAAAATCAAGGCAACGTATGACTAAAAAGCGAGACATCAATCGGTTGGGCCTTTTTGTTGAGGTGAAATCAGTGACAACTAACGGCAAGATTGGAAGACCTAGAAAGCCTATTGATTGGAAAGAAGCGGAGAGGTTATGCGTTATGCAATGCTCGCAACTAGAAATAGCTGATTGGTTCCATATCTCAGTAGATACATTAGAAAGACGGCTTAAAGAAGAAAAACATCAATCTTTTGCGGAGTTTTTTAGTCTCCATAGGGTGCAGGGTAAAATCGCACTCCGGCGTAACCTGTTTAAGCTAGCAGAGAAGCAAGGGCATGTAGCTATCTTTTTGGCTAAGAATTGGCTAGGAATGGTTGAACGTCAGGAGATTGAGGCCAGTATTAGCGAAGAAATCCAACATAAGGTGAAGATAACATTTGAGCACAAGGATATTGGAGACGCCATACAAACTCTCGTGGAATGTGGGGCCATCACAGTCTCAAATAGACAAAATTGAACTTAAATGGTCTGACTACATCCCAGCAAAGCCCACTGCCAAGCAGCTGGGGTTTTTGTTGCTTATGACACGGGAAGCCTTCTACGGTGGGGCCGGTGGGGGTGGTAAGAGTTATGCTCTACTCATGGCCGCATTGCAGTATGTCGACTATCCAGAGTATGCGGCTTTGTTGCTGAGGCGGACATATAAAGACCTGACCAAGCCAGGAGCCCTTATGGACATTGCTCAATCCTGGTTAGGCCCCAGCGATGCCAGGTGGTCGGACAGAGAGGCTACGTGGCACTTCCCGTCTGGAGCTACTTTGTCATTTGGCTATCTTGATAATGAATCGGATAAGTGGCAGTACCAGGGAGGCAGTTACCAGTTTATCGGTTGGGATGAGCTGACTCAGTTCTATGAATCGTATTATAGATTCCTGTTTGGCTGGAACCGGCGGCCAGCTAATTCTGCAATTCCTCTCCGTATCCGGGCAGCGTCGAACCCTGGTGGGGTTGGGCATGATTGGGTGAAACAGAGGTTTATCGTTGAGCCTAATGCAGATAGGGTATTTATGCCGGCCAGGTTAAAAGATAACCCGCACATCGACCAGGAATCTTATATTCAATCTTTAATGGAACTTGACCCTGTTACTAGAGCGCAGATACTTGAGGGCGACTGGTCGGCTAGGGAAGCCGGCAGTAAGTTCAGGCGGGAATGGTTTCAGATTGTTGACGTAGCCCCGTCCGATTTGAGAAAAGTGAGATTTTGGGATATGGCGGCTACCGAGCCGAAGAAGGGGAAAGACCCTGACTGGACGGCTGGTTGCCTGATGGGCATATCGTCTAATCAGACACTATATATTGTGGATATGAAACGGATACGCACTACCCCTAGTGGTAATGAACAATTAATTAAGCAGATGGCAGAGCTAGAGGGTAGGGAAGTACCTGTAAGAATGGAGCAGGAGCCCGGCAGTTCTGGAGTTGGTGTGATAGATGATTACCGGCGCCGGGTACTGATGGGATGGGATTTTAAGGGGATTCCCTCGACTGGGAGTAAAGAGGTTAGGGCCAATCCGTTGGCTTCGCAGGCAGAGGCGGGGAATATAAAATTGGTAAGGGGACCCTGGATAAATGCTTTCCTGGATGAGGTGGAATCGTTCCCTGGTGGAGCACATGATGATCAAGTAGACGCTATGTCTGGGGCATTCGGAGAATTGGTTGTACCTAGAAGCAACATATCAATGGCGGTTTCCGAACGGGCAAAACGAAATATTTTTACTGAGGTTTATTAGATGAGAATAGCAGGCTGGGAAGTTAAAGCCAAGCGCGTGGGTGATAAAGAATTGGGGGCTACGGGAACCTCCACGATGGTCTATGGTGGGGGTATTCTGTTAGCAGAAGAAGACTATAACCCAGACCTGAGAGGCAAGGCATTTTTCGACCAAATAGACCGGATGAGATTAGCCGACTCTCAAGTTAAAAGTGTTATGTCAATTCTTAAACTCCCTCTACTGGCGGCTGATTGGAGTATTGAGCCGGCCTCAGATGATGACCAGGACATAGAGATTGCAGAATGGATTGAAGATAGGTTTTTCAATCAGCAGACAAGGACTTGGGACTATATCCTTCGACACATACTATTGTGCTTAGATTTTGGGGCAATGCCGTTTGAGATTGTATGGCAGACTAAAGATGATGACATGTTAAAGAGGCCGATGATTCACTTACACAAACTAGCTCCTCGGATGCCCCGGTCGGTGATGGAATGGTATTTGGACGAGGAAGGCAACCTGTCCAGCATTAAGCAGATGGTTGAAAAGAATGGGCGGTATCAGGAAATTGAGATACCCGGAGAGCGGTTGATAGTTTTTGTGCACGAAATGGAAGGAGCGAACTATCGAGGCACATCTATCCTCAGGCAAGCCCGCAAGGACTGGTATATCAAAGAACGGTTACAACGAATTAATCAGGTGGCGATTGAGAAACGAGCATCGGGTATTGATGTTGGTAAATTGACTGAGGAAGCGCAAGGCACACCCGAGCAGAGCAATGCTTTTGAATCTGTTTTACAGACGATTAGGACTCATGAACGGTCTTACGTTTTATTGCCAAAAGGCCACGATTTTTCTATACAGGGTATAGCCGGTGCTGTGTTAGATCCGTTACCATCGATACAATACTGTGATCTGATGATATTGCGAGGGATATTAGCAGATTTTTTGGTAAGCGGTACAGATGCCTCTCACGGCTCTTATGCGATGGTTAGGGATAGGTCGAGCTTTTTCTTAATGTCTCTTGGGGCTATAGCTAACGAGCTTACGGCGCCGATTAATCGGGAACTAATACCGAAGTGGGTAAACTGGAACTGGCCCAATATAACTCAATTCCCAACTCTAGAGCACTCTCGAATTGATAGGAGAGATGTAGGGGTCATAGCCACGGCCTTGCAGGGGCTTATACCTGTTGGCGCTATTACTCCAGATGATGGCATGGAGCAGGAACTCAGAGAATTACTAGAAATGCCTGACTTGCCTGAACAGAGTAACCTATCAAGGTTGGTTGGGAAGAGCGGGGATAATCTCATAAAAGAGTATAAGAAGCAGAAGACTCCGAGACCTCTTGAGATTTCAAGTTTACGGCCACGAACTAAGGCGGAGCTAGCCGTTGACTGGATAGTGTTAGAAAGAGGATTGGAGATTGCTGAGAATAAAATCGTGAAGGCTTATCAGGGAATACAGGATAGACAGATAAGCAAGATAATCGATGAGGCAATGAAGGTTATCGAATCAGACCGACCAGCTGACGAGAAAGCTCAAACGCTGGAAGATATAAATATCCCGTACAAGAAGGAGGCGGCAGCGGCGGTATCGAAAGTGCTTATTGAGCTTTATGGGTTAGGGCAAAGGGAAGTTAAGCAGGAGATGGCCCGGATGGGCGGCGAGCCTTTGAGGTTAGCCCTACCGCTTGATGCTGAAAGTGATGCTGTTATAAAAGGATTCCTGCGGTTTAGGGCTCTAGCAATGATAGGCGAACTAGCCAACAGGTTGAAGGGCAGCCTATTGAATAACGGGCTTAACATGATACGAGAGGCACAGACTGATAGACTGATGATCGCTGGGGCAATCACGTCGTTATCAGACCAGATAATTAAACGACTTGCCGGTGAAACGGTAACTGAAGCCATGAACATCGGTCGGGAATCGGTAGCCAAGAGGAACGAGGCCCTTGTCGAAGAGATACAATATTCGGCAATAATGGATAAGAATGTCTGCGATTCCTGCGCAGCTTTGGATGGACGGACGTTTAAAATAGGAACAGAAGAATACGAGGCAGCGAAACCGCCACGTCAGGTAGGCGGCCCTATCCCTGAATGCCACGGGCGGAACAGGTGCCGCTGCGTTTATATCTACACATTTAGGAGCGAGGCTCCAGCAGTGAGGTAAAAATGCCATTTGGTAAATATGCAGACTTTGCAGAATGCGTGGCAGATAACCAGGATAAAGCGAGTCCAGAGGGATTTTGCGCTTGGTTACATTACAAGACAACAGGCAACTGGCCGTCTGAGGCCAGTAAGAGAATAATAGAGGAGGCAAAAGCAATGGCAAAAACATCGACATTCCGAGATGTTGAAATAGCACGGGCAGGCACGTTTGAAGCACAAACGGGCCGTGTTACTTTTACCACTAAGGATTTCGAAGAAGCAGAGCGGGCCTGTAAAGAGTTAGAAGGCAAGCATGATGCTCCAATTAAATTGGGGCATGATGAGCACCAAAAGTTATTACAGGAGGACGGATACCCAAATGCTGGCTTTGTGGAGAATGTGCGAAGGAAGGGAAATAAACTACTTGCCGACCTTGTTGATGTCCCAGAAGTCGTTGCCGAACTAATACGTAATGGCCGCTACAATGCCCGAAGTTTAGAGGCTATGAGGAACCTTGAAATAACTGGGAAGAAATGGCCGTTTGTGATTACTGGTCTAGCCCTATTAGGTGCTGAATTGCCAGCAGTAGATTCCCTAAGGGACGTGGCCGCTGTCTATGCATCCCATGGGATTGACCTGCCAGAAAACGCCGTCATTGTAATGATGAGCCAGAGGGTTGAAGCTCAGGGGAATATAGACGCTCTTGTCAGCAGCTGGGATAGCTGGGCTGGTAGTTTTACAAAGTGCGTTGACGTTTTATCAGGGAAGCCTGGCATAACTGACCCAAAGGCTCTGTGCGCATGGATAGAACATGAAGCTACAGGTAAATGGCCAGCCGAGGCCGAACACAAAGCGTCCGAGGGAGGTGAAGATGTAGAAGGACTATTAAATGAATTTCAGACATTACTTACTAAAATTGAAAGCACTATCTATCGGCGAGGAGGCGCTCCAAAATTTAGGGCATTGGAGAAAGCCGCCCTTGACGAATTACGGACAATCACCCGGAGTAAAATAAAAGGAGGGAAGGATATGGAACTGGCGAAACTTATTACTTTGCTGGGGCTTGCAGAGAATGCCACAGAGGAGGCAATTGAAGCAAGCATAAACAGTCTTAAGCAAAAGGCTGAGGGAGAGAAAGATGCACTGAAAGCCGACTTGGCCGAAGCACAGAAGCGTATTATTGCACTAGAAGGTGCAAATGCTTCAGAGAAAGCTACTCGCTCTGTTGACGAAGCAATCAAGGCTGGCAAATTCGCCCCGGCATCACGTGACACTCTTATCAAGATGGCTACCGGGTCACCAACGGAGTTTGGTGAATTAGTAGCATCAACACCAGAGAATGCCATTATGGGCAAGGAAAAAGGCCACGATGGTAGTGGGGGTGAACTAGGAGACCTCGAACCAACCGTAAAAGAACTAGAGTATGGCCTTAAAATGGGCCTGACTCGTGAGGAACTCATTAAACAGAAAGCAGAAGACATGGGGAAGGAAATCCCCGAAGATGTGGCTAAGGTTTTAGCTGCACGCAAGAAATAGAAAGAGGGAGGTAAATAAAAAATGACTGCACTTTCAGCAGATAGAGAGACAGCTCGTAAGGAAAACGTGTTAAAGCGCTATCCTTGCGGAGTTGATACTATTTATAAAGGAAGCTTTGTGGGTATCCCCGCTGATGGTTATGTGGAAGCACTGGTCGTTGCAGCGGGTGTAAACCTGCGTTTCGCCGGGGTCGCTTACGAACAGGTCGTTTGTGCTTCTAACGGAACAAAATATGTCCGGGTATATACTCAGGGCATTTTTAAGTTTGCCGCATCAAGTATCACTCAGGCGATGGTTGGCCAAATGATGTATGCCGTTGACGACCAGACCTTCGACGATATTCCAGCCGATGGCTTTGCCGTACCAGTTGGCAAATTGGTGGAGGTAGAAAGTTCTACTGAAGGCTGGATTGATATTGGGGCAGCGCTAGGACGCCCAGTTGAAGAAATAGTCGAGGCCGTGGTGATAGGCGACTTCACTGATAATACTGGAACAGCAACGGGTTATGTCGACCTGGCTACATCATTACCTGCTGGGGCAATCCCAATCGGCGTAAAATACATCGTAACAACGGGCTTTACCGGGGACACTACTGCTGTTGTTCAAACAGGTGTGTCGGGTGACCTTGATAGATTTTCGTCTGTCACCGACCAGTCTGTTCTCGCGGCAGCGACTGTAGGGCACGGTGTTGCCGCTGATGCTTGCGATGGTATGAACGCCGCACAAACAATCCGAGTAACGGTAACTGGTGGCGCTGACTTTACCAGTATTTCAGCCGGTGCTATGACGGTTATCGTCTACTTTATCCGGACATAAAGAAAAATAAGAAGGAGGTTAGAAAATGCCTTATGTAACATCAGACATGACAACTGCCATGCGCACTAATGTCAAGGCCCTGTTCATGAAAGGCCTGACCGAGATGGCAGACCAAAATAATAACTGGCAGAAAATCGCTACGGTTATTCCCTCGGATAGCGACAAGGAAGAGTATAATTGGCTAGGAGCCACCCCCCCGATGGAGGAATGGATAGACGAACGGAAACTGAGAGGCTTACGGCCTTACAGCTATACGCTGACTAACCAGGATTGGGAGAGTACATTAGAGATTAACCGTAATGCGTTTGAAGATAACAAGCTGGGTCATATCCCCATGCGGGTTAAGGGCCTGGTAAGGTCATACTTCAGGCGGGTTGCCCTGGATGTATTCTCTAAACTAGATGGTGGGGCTGCCGACTTGGCAACCTTCGATGCCGGTTATTTCTTTAAAACCGACCGCACCATTGCCGATAGCGGGACTATCAATAACCTAATCACTGGTGACTATTCCGAAAGCGAAGACCAGGTTAGGGCTGGACTTGCTGCCGCTGTAGTATTGATGATGGGCTATAAGGACGATTGGGGAAATGCTTTAGGGCTTATGCCCGATACAGTTGTTTGCTCGCCATCGATGTATATCCTGATAAAGCAGGCTATACATGTTCCAGGAGTAGCTGGTACTACCAGGGCAGAGGCCGAATTTGTGAAGAACATCGTTGTTAGTCCGTGGATAGACGGCGCCGTCACAACCTGGTATCTGCTTTGTACCACTGAGGAAGTTAAGCCAATCATCTTCCAGGAGAGGAAGAAACCGGAAGTGACCTCACTTGATAAGCCAGACGATAGGGACGTGTTTATGCGCAAGACTCTGTTCTACGGCATCGATGCCAGATTCACGGTTGGCTATGGTGACCCACGGACAGCAGTTCAGATAGTCAATAGCTAGATTTGAGAGGGGAGGACAAAACGTCCTCCCCTCTATAGGGAGGGTTCATGGAGATTGAAATCACTATACGAGGCAAGGCTACAATTCCCGATGATGATTTGAAATATGTTCAGGCTTGCGGGTTGGAAGAATTAGCTACTATCCTATACCGGCACGGAAAGGACATAAAACTTGAGGTAAAGGTGCTTAGCCAGCCTGACATTGTAATTGTAGCTCCACCGGTAAGGCATAAGGGAAGGAAGCGAAAAGCTGGGGTGAAGTAAATGGCATATTCTACAGCAGCGCAAGTGAATCGACTTCTGGGGCCACATGCGACTACCGCTTCAACTCCCGTAACGACTACGGAGCTTGAGGCAATAGCTGGAGACGTGTCACGGAGAATTGATGCCGTGCTTAGAAATGCTGGGGTATTAACTATTCCAGTAACGGATGCCAGTTTTTCAGCTTATCTCGGCGTAGTTGAATCATATGGTGTGACGGCTCAGGTTTTGAAAGCCTTATTCCCAGAAGCTATGGGGCCCGGTGAACAGCCAGCCTTCGCTTTTTGGCAGGCGCTCTTCAATGCTGCAATGGGCTACGATAGCGCAAAGCATGGACTAGCTCAACGAGTTGGCATCCCTTCTACATTATTTAGTGTAGAACTCGTATCTAGTTATTTCACCGAGCACACCGAAGAAGAAGCAGAACTTGGAGACCTTGAAGGGGCGCATTTATTCAGCGTAGATGCTCAGGACGTGAGGCCATGGTAGAACAAACTGGAGTTAGGTTTGAGCTAACTGTAGATGGTGAGAAGCAGCTTGACCGGGCACTGTCGCGGTTCGGTGAGCATCTCGGTGATTTGAGTCCATTTTTTGAAGAAGTAGCTAATCTATTAACGGATATTGTAGAGGCTCAATTTTCAGAGCAGGGTGGGAGGACAGGACAATGGCAATCATTATCCCCTCAATACGCAAAATGGAAAGCCAGAATATTCCCAGGGCAACCTATCCTAGTAGCTACTGGTAGGATGAGGGAATCCTTAATTGGCCGCACCGGTGATAGTATCCGTGAGATTAGTAGTAATGAAATGCGATGGGGTAGTTCAGTCAGAACTGGTAGGGGAGCGCCTTATCCAGTATTCCATCAGCGAGGCGGAGATACTTTGCCACAAAGAAAGATTATCGACCTAACCGAAGAAGACCGGGAAGCAATTATGAAGATGCTACAGAGATTCCTAATAGGTGACCCGGAGGAGTTCTATGGCGATTAAACTGGCATTGGGCCTAGTTGACGAGATGGTGGATTATTTGACAGATAATCTGCAAACTCACCTTACAACTGAAGAAGAAATATGGGATGACGGCATAACTTTAGCAATGCCTAATTCGATTATTAAGCGTGACCCGGATGACCCCAGACGAATGAATAATCCGCCATATCTATACGTAGTCGTGCCGCGGAGCCAAATATACGACTGGAAGGCTGCTTACGTGATGGCTAATCACCAACTTGTTTTATGGCTAGTAGCCCAAAATCCTGATATCGACGTTTTAAGGTTGCAGGTTTACCGCTTTGGCAATACCCTCTGGAAATGTTTAGTTGCTGCTGATGGGGCATTGAATTATCGCATGGCCTTGCCGGGTAGTGGGGTTATGCCTGAAATGGACTTTGGTGAGACTTTAACCCGAGGGAATGTAGCTATGGCGGACGTGAGATTGATAACCTGGTGGAGTGATATGGAGGTATAACATGACAAAAAGAAGTTCGGCAGATGTAGCTTTCCTTTTGATTGGAGGCAGAAGCGTCCTAAGCGCTGGCATAACCGTAGTAAGGGAAAGTCGTGAGCATGTACTAGAGCAGGTTGACGGCTTAGGCGACAGCGATGACACATGGGGGGCTGTAGGGCAAAGGAAATTTACTATTGAACAGGAAGGCTTTTTCGATAAAGGCACCGGCTCGCTCCATGAAGCTCTCGAGACAGCCGATCCACAGGTATTAATGCTTGCTCCTAATGGGAATTCTATCGGCGATAGACTCGTAGCTTTAAGCGGGGTTATAACGATTTATAATGTTCTGCCAGCGAGAGGAGAGTTCCATAAGGCAAACGCTGCTTACAAAGCAGATTTGGGGCCAGAGCCGTCAGCGAGGATAGGGGCACCGCTTACTGCCAGAACAGCGGCTAGTGATGAGACTGATTCAGATGACTGGGGAGCTACTGAAGCTCCGTATACGACAGGCACGGCATCTTTTACCGAAGGCTCACAGGCAGTAGTGGGAACTACGACTATATGGACAGCGGCCCATGTAGGCCGAAGAATTAAGTTAAATGCCGATGGAGACTGGTATAAAATCCTTTCGGTAGCTGACAATACGCATTTGATGCTGACTACAGCATTTGGTGGGGACACAGCAGCAGGAGCATATACTATTGCTAAGACTATCGCAGGAGCAGTATATCTCGGAGTCTCAGCACTAACTTTAGATGAAGCTACTAATCTTACTATTACGGTAGAACACTCTATCAACGATAGTGATTGGGACACACTGGCTACTTTTACAGCAGTGACTAGTGCGCCGGCTGCGGAGAGAAAAGCAATTACCGACACAATAAGACGCTATACACGGGTAACGTGGGAATTTACTGGAGCGCCGGGAGGTGACCAGACTGCCACGTTTGCCGTAGGAATAGGGAGAAAATAAGGAGGTTAAAAAATGACTAAAGCAAGTTTTGTAGACCTGACAATTCAATTGGATGATGCTGTGGGGACCCCGCAGGACATATCAGCATATGTTACTTCAATCAACGGCTGGAGCAAGGAACGGATTATTGAGGAAGTAACAGCCGCCGGGGATGCTGATGATGCCTGGGCAGGTATCGGCTTTCTCCAGAAATCGGAAATTGTACTTACTGGGTCCTACGATGACACTGAGGATGGTTTGATTGAACTGTGCGAGGCATGGGATGATGATACAGAACGCACTTTGACACTGACATTCGTCTCAGGGACTACGGCGACTGTCGAATGTCTGTTGAAGCAGACTCAAATCAATCCGTCCCGTGGTGTTTTCCATGCCTACATTGCTACGCTCAGGCCGACTGGAGCAATTACGTAAGGAGGAAATATGTTAATTGATACCAGCAAAAGTGAAAGGTTAGAACACCCCCTCGAAAAAGGGCAATGGGTAGAAATTCGCTACCTCACAGCCGGGGAAATGGATGAGGCACGAGATGTGCGCATTAAGAAGGTGCTTGACCAGTGGGGCGATGCTATTATGGGGGCTAAAGGTGGCCAACGAGCAGTAGACGATAGTATCGAAATCAGAGCGCAAGCGTATGATGCCACGGTATTACTGAGTTATGCTATCACTAGCTGGAGCTATGAAGCCCCAGTGAATCCGGAGAACGTCAAGCGACTGGATGGAGCTACTCGTGACTGGCTAGTTGAGGAGGTTGTGAAACGTAACACTCGCCCTTTAGCCAAGCAGAAGAATTTCAGATGATGCTAGAAATGAAGCAATGCCCTTCAGAACTCCGTTACATTAATAACTTGAAGCGGGCGGGTATTGTGATAACTCTGGCTGATTATCGAAAAATGGCATCGTTGAACAGGGATGACCTGATTTTATGGAACGATGCGGAGGCACAACGAATACAAGATGAACAAGAATTAAGGAACATGGGGAGGTGACATAATGTCTTTTGATGATTATAACAAGTATGCTACGCCCGTCCAAAATATGGGCGAACTTCAGGAGACGCCTACAGAATTTACTCTTTTAAGAAGGCTCAGGGACATCGAGGTAGCTCTGGAATTAACAAATGAAGCGTCAGTAGATACAGGGATAGCAACGGGTGGGTCGCAGACAACTGTTGTAGACACGGCTAAAAGCTGGGAGACGAATTGTTGGAAGAACGCACTGATTGAGGTAATAGTCGATGATGTGCATTATCTACGGTTTGCAGCTAGCAATACTGACACGACAATTACAATAGCCGCTCTGCCCGCTGGTAAAGCTGTTGCTGCTGGTGATAGTTATCAATGCAAAATCCCAGTCCACGTGACCGATATAGAACGGTGGGGAGGCACAACTCTAACCGGGAGAGATATTAGCCTTGATTTGAAAGCTCTTATTGATGACTCAATTAAGGGCGTACTGAAAACCCTTGGTGATATTGCAACCGGTGAGAATCTTGTAACACGAGTAGGTGAAACAGATGATGCCGTGGTGGATGCTGGAGCCGTGGGTTCGATGGCTGCAAAGCTGAGACGACTCACTACTGATTTAGGGGCTTTGGTAACGGCAATGGGTGAGGTTGCGGCCTCCCCTACTGAAAATACCCTGTTAGAGCGACAAAAGGCGCTTGAAACAGCGATATTAGCTACAAATACCCTTATAGGAGAAATTCAGGCATCCCCTACTGAAAATAGTGTACTCGAACGCCTGTTGGCAGTTGAGACGGCAATTGTGACCACGCTAAGAGGAGCATCAGTCAAAGACCTAACCACAGTAGAGACGGCAATAGCGGCTGTCGAAACTGCCACCCTAGCTTTACGGACAGCTTCGACACTGGATACTATAGAGACTGAAGTTACCGCCGTTGAGACCGCCGTCTTGGCTCTAAGGACTGCTTCAACCCTGGACACTTTAGAGACTGCCATTGCAGCAGTAGAAACGGCAGTTCTGGCATTGAGAACGGCTTCAACTTTGGATACGATAGAAACTGAGGTCACCGCAGTGGAAACGGCAGTTCTAGCCCTTAGGACAGCATCCACACTTGATACTGTGGAGGCAGCAATAGCTGCGCTTCAAGGGGCAAGTTCTAAAGACTTGACCACTGTTGAAACTGCCATAGCTGCGATAGAGACCGCTGTGCTTGCGCTACGGACTGCCTCAACGCTAGATACAGTTGAGACGGAGGTAACTGCTGTAGAAACAGCCGTCTTGGCACTGAGAACTGCATCCACGCTCGATACTTTAGAAACGGCAGTTGCAGCTGTTGAGACAGCGGTATTGGCTTTGCGGACTGCATCGACTCTTGATACGTTGGAAACGGCAGTTGCAGCTGTTGAGACTGATGTTGAGGCTACCAATACTCTGATTGGAGAAGTCCAGGCTACTCCAACAAGTAATACAATTCTGGCTAGGCTAAAGGACTTGCTCACTGGAATAGTCCTGAATACAGGTGCGGCAATTATTGGGCAGGTGGGGATAGACCAGACTACACCGGGGACAACAAATGCAGTAAGGGACAGTTTTGGTGGTGGTGTTTATGAGAAAGAGGATACAGCTGTGGTGGATGGTGCTCGGAGGTTTGAGACATCTGAGAAGAAGCTCAGGGATGTGGTGATACAGGTAGCGACATATGCGCAGTTATTTGGAGACAGCAGCAATCAGAGATACAGGGTAGAAGCTGGTGAGACGCTTGGATTTACAAAGGTAGACATATCAACTCTGTACTTCAAGAATGCTTCAGCTGGGCAGAATGGAGTAGTAAATATCTTGGCGGTGGAGGAATAAGATGGGTAGACATATAAAGAGATTTGAGCGTGGTGGAAGTAGTAACTTCGGCGGGGACGGTTCTTATACTACAGTAACTATAAGTCCTCCCATGCCTGATACAGACTACATTGTAACTGTCACACAGGTGAAGACAGACGGTTACGTTGGAGAATTTTTTGTTGATAACAAGACTACCAATGCTTTTAGAGTAACCAATCTTGGCTCTGGCATATCAAGCTTTGATTGGATAGTGGAGGCGCTATGAAGATTGAAGGAAAGTGCGACAAAGTAGCGATTATTTCAAACGGAATGGAGCCTAAATAATAGGCAAAATAATTTGACAAACTGAGAATTTTGTGGTAAATTTATTAAAAGGAGGCATGATAATGCAAAAGGACAAGGCTAGGCATAATACAGTTACTATACTCAGGAAATATCATGAGGTATTCTCATCAAAGGATGCACATCTATATAAGCCTTATGAGGTTAAGATAGTCAAGGGGAATGCCTTGATTGAGGCTGGCGTGGATGTTCTTTGGAATCTGGTGTGTGGTGGTGGTGGTACTAATTATGGAAGCGTCAATGGAAATATAGAGGTTTACATTGTGGATACATGGGTAGCGGGCGTGTTGGAAGGTGGGTACCCTACTTACGGTTCAGATGGTAAATCAGTCTGGAAATCCGCTTGGGCAGGTGCTTTAGGTGATGGTGTTTGGTCAGAGTGGGCGGTCACTAATGGTGCTCAACATCTGAATGAGAAGACCGAGGCACTAGGCACTAAAGCCGGTGGTACTTGGACACTTGAAGTTTCTATCACATTGAGCTAGGAGGTAAGATATGCCAAAGGGTATTACTCATAAATCAGTGGGTGCTGAGCTAACGCAGGTAGAATTTGAGGCATCTGATTCTCATGAGCATTTGGGGCAAAGTGGCGATGATACTTTCGCTGGTTACGGCTCGTATACTACAATTGCTTTGAGTCCTGCTATGGGCGATACAGATTATAGGGTAAACATCTACCCTATCGCCAATTCTCCAGACGTGGGAGAAGTATGGATATCCGATAAGGCGGTTGATAGCTTTAGAGTCAATAATACCGGCTCGGGTGTATCTGCTTTTGAGTGGTCAGCAGAGCCTTACTAAAAGGAGGATAGATGATTATTACGAAGAAAGGTACCAAGTTAGTAGTGGATGGGGTAGAGTTTGATTTGTCAGAATACGGCGGGAAGAAGGTCACGATTTTTCGTGATGCTGATGGGTCATTGACTATGGAATCAAAGCCTGTTCATTGGGTGACAATTTGCGAGTTGGTTGTGCCGAAGGTGGTAATAGTATCTAAGGAAACAGGCGAGACGGACAAGGAAGGATTGCCTGTAATGGAAGATGTTATTACACCTGTGAATCTTGGTAAGACTATAATAAAGAAATTTGTGGAGGTAGTGTAATGGCATTAATGAACGCACTCAGTTTGAAAGACCTCTTGGATTATATAGATGCAAATACTATAGATATCCGGGTGGAACACGAGAATAAAAATGCTGCCGGAGCTTCGCTAGTTCATTCAGACTTTGTTTGGATACCTAGGTTCAAGACGGCCGGTTTCCCAGCAGGTATGCTTGCCAAGGGATTCTTTAATGATGTGGAGCTTGGTGGTTTCGGTCTGGCGAAATACCCCATGTCTCATCCTCTGGCAACCATGAGTACTAAGGGCGGGAATGATGACGCTAATTGGGGGAGTACTTACGCAGCTATGTCATTGCCCATGAAGTGCTCTTGGACATATGTTGACTGGAATGAGGCTATTCTTGCTTGTGAAGCTATGAATCAGAGGATAGCCACTAATGGGATGCCAGTGGATGACATAGCTTCTAGTACTTCCACCTCTGATGGGGCAGGGGGAAATAGTATTATTGACACTGCCCTGAAGACCAAGATGACGGGCGATAACCTCGAGATTGTCAGAACTGAAGGCGCTGGTCATACTACTTACTATAGGCGGATTAAGAGTGTTGATGGGAATTTGAAAACGATTGTCTTTTTTCCGTCTTTGCCTTATGGTCTGATAACAGCTCTTGTCGGAGATAATAATGACCTTCGTTTTACTCGAAAGGGTAGTCAGACGAACTATATTCAGATTGTTTATACCAGTGGCGGAGCATCCGGTACAATGAGCGCAGCTAGGACTGGGGCAGGCTCGGTAGGAGACCCCTACGTCATCACAGTGACTTTCTACGATGATGACAACCTGGCTTCCACAGTCATAACCAAGATAAGGGCAGATGCTAATTGTCATGCCATAGTCCACGTTGAGAACGCTCCGGGGAATAGCGGTGCGGGCGTAATTGATACTTTGGGGGCTACTTCACTGGCTCAGTTCAACACCATCTCTGGCGATGCCTACACCACCAAGAAGTTTACTTTGTGGGGTCCTTATGAATGGGCTACCATGAAGTATTTGGCAGCTATGCAGTATGCAGTCAACCATATGGATTACCCTAAGGGCAATAATGATTATGGTAAG